TTTGTGATGAAACAAATAACACTGCTGCTGTGATAGATAATAATGAGTTTGTGGCTGATATCTACATTAAACCTACCAGATCAATTAACTTCATTGGTCTTACATTTGTTGCCACCAGAACTGGTGTTGCGTTTGAAGAAGTAGTTGGAAACGTTTAATTAATCCAGAGGTTAAAAAACTATGGCAACTAGAAATCAACTAAATCCACCTCCATTAAGGAGAATCACAGACTTCAAGAGTAAGCTCACAGGTGGTGGAGCTAGAAGTAACCTCTTCGAAGTCGTCCTCTCTTTCCCAGAGGTAGCTCCTGCAGATACTGTTGTTCTTGATAAGTCAAGATTCTTATGTAAGACTGCTGCTCTCCCAGCATCAACAGTTGCTTCACTTCCAATTGCTTTTAGAGGAAGAACTCTTAATGTTGCTGGTGATCGCACTTTCGAAAGTTGGTCAGTTAATATCATTAACGATACTGACTTTGCGATTCGTTCAGCTTTTGAGAACTGGATGAATACGATCAACAGAGTTTCTGATAACACTGGTGTTACAGACCCTGCACTTTATCAAGCAGATGCATTTGTTTATCAATTAAATCGTGATGGATCCACATTGAGAGCATATCATTTCTATGATATTTTCCCAACTAACATCACTGCTATTGATCTTTCATATGATCAAGAAGGAATCGAAGAGTTTACAGTAGAGTTCCAAATTCTCTGGTGGGAAGCAATTAGAGGCAATAGCCCTAATGCTGGTGGTATTGATATCAACTAAATAGAGAATAAGGTAGTTACTCAACTTATAACATGGCAAAACTTTTTGGTTTTTCGATTGATGATAGTCAAAATAAATCTAAAAGTGTAATATCCCCCGTTCCGCCTAACAATGCGGACGGGGCTGATTATTATATTCAAAGTGGATTTTATGGTCAGTATGTTGACCTCGAAGGCGTTTATCGTACAGAGTACGATTTAATTAGAAGATATCGTGAAATGGCATTGCACCCAGAGTGTGATAATGCTATTGAGGATGTTGTTAATGAGGCACTTGTAAGTGATTTGTACGACTCACCTGTAGAAATCGAGTTATCAAATCTCAATGCAAGTGAAAAGTTAAAAGAAAAGATTAGAGAAGAGTTTAAGCATATTAAAGAAATGCTTGACTTTGATAAAAAGTGTCACGAAATTTTTAGAAATTGGTATGTTGATGGACGTCTTTACTATCTAAAAGTTATTGATGTAAAAGACCCCAAGTCTGGAATTCAAGAATTAAGATATGTTGATCCATTAAAAATCAAATACGTTCGCCAAGAGAAGAAAACTGATAATCGAGTTCCACCACTTCTAAACACTCAGAAAGAAATGGTGGACAATCCAGAGATTGAAGAATTTTTCATGTATACCAAAGGTGGAAATAACTACGCAAGTGGAACTTTTGGCGGTGGTTCTGCAGGTGGGAGTAAAGGATCCGTCAAAATTGCAAAAGATTCTATTGCATACTGCACTTCTGGATTACTCGATAGAAATAAGAATACTGTTCTTTCATACCTACACAAGGCAATTAAATCGCTCAATCAACTTCGCATGATTGAGGATTCTTTAGTTATCTATCGTTTATCTCGTGCTCCAGAAAGAAGAATTTTCTATATTGATGTTGGCAATCTTCCCAAAGTAAAGGCGGAACAATATCTTAAAGATGTTATGATGCGTTATCGTAACAAACTTGTTTATGATGCAAATACTGGTGAAGTTCGTGACGACAGAAAGTTCATGAGTATGATGGAAGATTTTTGGCTTCCAAGAAGAGAAGGAGGTCGTGGTACGGAAATCACTACACTTCCAGGTGGTCAAAATCTTGGTGAACTTGCAGATATTGAGTATTTCCAAAAGAAACTCTACAGAGCACTTGGAGTTCCTGAGTCAAGGATTGCATCAGACGGCGGATTTAACTTAGGTCGTTCGTCAGAAATTCTTCGTGATGAACTTAAATTTGCAAAGTTTGTTGGTCGTTTAAGAAAGCGTTTTGCAAATCTCTTTAATGATATCTTGAGAACACAATTGATTCTTAAGAATATTGTTAGTCCAGAAGATTGGAATATAATGAGTGATCATATTCAATATGATTTTCTATATGATAATCAATTTGCAGAACTTAAAGAATCTGAATTAATTAATAATAGATTGTCAACTCTTGCAACAGTTGAACCATATATTGGCAAATATTTCTCCACAGAATACGTGAGAAAAAGAATTCTTCGCCAAACCGACTCTGAAATTATTGAGATTGATAAGCAAATTCAGGATGAAATTGCAAAAGGAATTATTCCTGATCCAAATGCAGTTGATCCAATTACTGGCGAACCACTTCCACCAGAAGGTCAAGAAATGGGAGCAGGTGATTTAGGTCAAAATCCAATGTCTGATATGGGTCAAGTTCCAACTGAACCAGATTTGGAAGCACAAGCAGCACAATTTGATGCTACTCTCAAAAAAGATACTAAAAAAGCAGAGATATAAATAAAACATAGACCTATATTTAATTTTTTATGGAAGATATTATCGATTTGATCGCAACAGGTTCTGCTGCATCAGATGTTAGTGATAAAATTAAAGAACTTCTTTATGCAAAATCTGCAGAAAGAATTGATCTTGCAAGACCTCTCGTTGCACAATCAATGTTTGGTGAGCAAGAGGCAGAATATGAAGAAGGTGAAGAAATTGAAGTTGATGACACTGATGAAGAAGACTACTCCGAAGAGGAACAAGAATAATGGCACATAGACCAGTTGGATTAAGTACATCTTTTGTTACTGGTGCTACAGCAGCAAAATCAACTGCATTTTCAGTTCAGTCAAATGCTTTGAGAGTAACTGCCACTGGAGCAAATGCATTTGTCGCTATTGGCACAGAACCAACAGCAACTCATTCAGATTATCTCATTGTTTCTGGAACTTCACAAACATTAGCACTAACTGTTGCTTCTCAAAGAGTTGCGGGAATTGAAACTGGATCTACTACAACCATTACCTTCCCAGAGGGAACTGGTTCTCCTTTTGAGGTTAATGATTATGTAACTTTGACGGCAGATACCCAAACTTATTATAATTTCTCACATTGTCCTGTTGTATCTGTACAAACTTCAGCATCGGTCAATGGTGGGTATTCCACAAAAATTGGAATCGGAACAAATACATCTGGCATTGCTACAGCATTCACAGGAACTGCTAATCTTAGAAAATCTTTAAGACTTTCAGCAATTGCTGGATCTGCTGGAAACGTTTATATCCAACAAGTACAAATTTCTGGAGACGCATAAGGAAATGAAACTCATCACAGAAGAGGTATCAGAAGTTAAATTTATTTCCGAAGGGAAAGGTGCATCTAAAAAGATGTACATTGAGGGTGTTTTTCTTCAGGGCAACATTTGCAACCGTAATGGAAGAATGTATCCTATGGAAACTCTCGCAAGAGAAGTTGGTAGATACAATGAAACTTTCGTTGCTAAGGGTCGTGCTCTTGGTGAACTTGGACACCCAGATGGTCCAACAGTAAATCTTGATCGTGTTTCTCATAAAATTGTTTCTCTTGAACAAAAGGGAACTAATTTTTATGGAAAAGCACAACTTCTTGAAACTCCAATGGGCAAGATTGCAAAATCTCTTATTGGTGAAGGTGTTTGTCTTGGTGTTTCTTCTCGTGGTGTTGGTTCACTTAAGATGACCAATGAAGGTCATAAAATTGTTGGTGAAGATTTTATGCTTGCGACTGCTGCAGATATTGTAGCAGATCCTTCTGCTCCTGATGCTTTTGTTCAGGGAATTATGGAAGGTAAAGAGTGGGTTTGGGAAGGTGGAATTCTCCGTGAAAAACTTGCCGAACAAACTCAGAGACGAATTAATACTCTCGTCGATCAGAAAAAACTTGAAGAGCACAAACTAAATCTCTTCAATGATTTTCTTTCAAATCTATAATTTATAAATAAATATAGATTATATCACAATCAATCTAAAAATGTCCGTTGGTAGAAATTTACAAGAAATGGAAAACGTAGTAACCAAAGGGGCTGCCGCTGCCGAACCAATGCACAAGTTGTCCACTGGAATTGCTCCTGGACAAACAGGTAGTTGGGAAGATCTAGGCGGTCCTACCCCAGAAAACTATAGATCAGATGACAATTCAGCACAGCTGAAAACACCTGGTTCAACACTTGCTCAAGTCAAGAATGTTGTAAACAAAGGTGCTAAAGCCGCTGATCCTATGGCAAAACTTGCCGCCGGCGCAGTCAAAGAAGAGACTGACGAAGAAGAGGATCTAGTTGATGAAGAAGAACTAGAAGATGATGAGGAAGTAGTTGCTGAAGCTGCCGACGAGGAAGAAGAAGAGGAAAAGGGCAAAGGCAAGAAAAAAGCCAAGCACGAAGAAGAAGATGAAGAAGAAGATGAAATGAAGGAAGAGTTT